TTGTCGCATACTGACCATCTAGCCCGTTCTTATAAGTCGCAAACTGTGTTAATTGTCCATCTGTTTGATTAAACTTTTGCTCAATCTCACTAATTTTTTCATTATAAGTATTTTTTGCGACGTAGTTTTTCCCAAATTCAGCGCGCTCCCGGCTGATACCTTCAGCGGTTTTAGTTTCCAAAAAGCGGTTAAACTTTTCTGAAGTGGTTCCGTCCGGGTTGAAGTTTGTAGAAATTGTGTCTAATTTAGTCTTCAGGCCTTGCGCTGTTCTTTCAAATTCAGCCTGTGCCTGTGTTACTAAATATTCTTGATCTTCAGGGGCCGGGACCCAATCGGTTTCATTCGTTCCAGCGGAAACAATCAAATTTTTAATCTGTACGTTTCCGCTTCCTTCATCAAGGTTTAAATAAAGTTCAATGCTTTCAATGTCTTCAGGGTTCCCCTGATTGTAAGGTTTCCAAATAAAAGGCTCTGAATACTTCCCGGATTTCTCGCCGGAAACATCAATAAACGCTTTACCGGTTGTAAGGTTGTTTATCGCAAAGTCCCACTGTACTTTACCGTTTTTGTACCTAACTACCCGATTAATACGGAATTTCTTTACAGCGTCTTCAGCTTGGTAATCAAAAGAAAGTCTTAACTTTTGATCAGTTCCCCAGCCGTGGGAATCTTTTGAAAACGTGTAAAGTTTTGTACTATTCCCGACGTTTGCCGGCTTGCCTGTGCCTAAAACGTAGTTTCTCAATCCGATATTAGTAGTGAATTTCTCCTTCACCCCGTCGATCAGTTCAGTTACTTCCGCTTTACTTGGTTTGCCGTCCAAATCTGCCTGAACCTTTGTTTTAAAAGTAGTTAGCTCATTTTGGGCTGTTTGGTTTTGCTGTTTGATCGTTTCAAGTTCACCTTTTGCTTGCTCAGCTATTTTTTTAGCGTCGTCCGCAAGCTTACCAAGGCCGGATTTATTCAAAGCGTCATTGATCTGTTGCTCAGTCTTTGCGCTTTGCTGATCCATAGCCTGTTTCAGCTCATTGAATTTCTGATCAATCTTTTCTCTTAGGCTCACTTCATTGTAAGTCCTTAGAATTTCTTCCCAAACTTCCCCGGTCCAGCGTAGCATGATTTTATGGCCTTCATGTTCCGGATCCGGTTTGTACCAAATATCATTGATCATTACCTTTTTAGGGTATTTCTTAACCGGATCTTCGGTACTATACCAATTCGTGTTAAAACCGTCTGCCGTCTTGATAAAGTCCGGCAAGTTTTCAATAAAGCTATTAAATTCATTGTTTATAAATTCTTCTACAGCTTTATCCGCTACGGCCTGAACCTTGGAAGATGAACTTTCACCGATCTGATCCCCTAACTTGATATCACTAGACTGATTATTTAAACGGTTGAAGGTGATTTCAAAAATCCGTGTATCATAATCTAGCTTCTTATCATGTCGGACTACCCGGATAGTGTCCCCGATTTTTACGCCCCGCAAGTAAACGCTTGAAGTTTTCAAGGTTAATTGTGGACGTGCTGAATTAATCAAGGTTTGGTAAGTTAGCTTGATCAATTCGTTCGGGTCTTCTTCCTCATTAAATTCGGTAAATCCAATCTTAGGCCTCATTGTACCATCTGAATTTTTGATCCCGTAAGTCCTAGTCATTTCAGGAATTTCTAGGTATTTTTGGCCTTTAGGTTTATCCAGCGGGTCCCCTTTGGCTTTGGACCATACCACATCTTCAAAGGTGATCTTCCGGCCGTAACCGTCCCCGCCTTTTCCGCTTTCTTCAGCGCTTGAAACCTGTTCACCTTTTTCGCGTCCAATCAAGGCTGTGAAAATGTTGGTTCTTTCTACTTCCTTCAGAATCTCTAGGGCATTATGGCCATAGACTACCCGCTTCCCTACGGCTTCACCGATTTTCTTTTTGAAATCAATGTACCGGGCGCCTAGGCCGTTGCTGTTCATTTCTACAAAGAACTGCATTTCAAGGCCCCAAACTTTACAAAGTTTTTTAAGGGCGTCAAATACTGAAGTATAGTAGAAATTGGTACTGTGGTTCGTGGTATCGGCGATAAAACGGGCTTGCCAATTCGTACCCTGTAAGAGTTCATTGATTACCGGTTTAGCTGGTGTATTTTTAGGGCGTTTATCAAATACGGGGGTTTTCCGTAGTTCTTCTATACCGGATTGAACACCGGTAAACGTTGAAATTTCCCCTTTGGTCGATTTTTGGGCGATATAAAAATAATGAAAAAGGTGTGTATTTTCCATTGATTGAATGGCCATATACTCCACCTTTTCAAATTCATCATCATTTAACGCCTTCATCTCAACCGTCAAGCGATCAGAAACGTAGTTTTCGGTAGTAAGTGCGTATTTCTGAAGTGCTGACTTGATAGCGTTTCTTCTTACGACTTTTAAAAGCCGTTCTTCATTATCAAATAAATAAATCACGCTCTTTCATCCCTCCAAACTACTTTCTTTACTGTCGCATTAACCGCCGTTATCGTGTCACCGTCCCGAACTTTAAACAATTCCAGCGGGCTGAATCGGTCTAATTCGCTCAAAATATTCCGGCCCCCGTATGTTGCCTTGACTTCATCCGGATCAAAAGAAATTACAATATCTTGACCGGGTGCATAACTCCCCGAAAAAGAAATAACTTTAGATCCGTTCACAATCTGCACCCGGTCAGTGGTTTTTGACGGTGTGACTGTAATTGATTCCGGCAAGACTTCCACGGCGTCAATAAGGGAAATAGGCCCTGTTGAAGTTTGGGGCCTTTTCTTCTTATATCCGTCCGGAATTAATAAGCTGAACTTACTAACAATACTTAGGCTAGTTTCTTCAAAGCTATCTGCCCCGTTGAAATAACCGTAGTAAATATATTCTGGTTCATCCATGAATGAAATTTCAAGGAACCCGCTTTGGGCGTGTGTCCTTAAAATTTTATTCAGTTTGGCGAACTTGTCCCGCATTTGGGCGCTGGTGTCTGCTTTTAGTTGGTATTTGATTTCTAGGGTGCGTTCTTCATCCTCATAATCATCCACCCAAACACCGCGCCGGCCTGTAACCTTGGTAGTTGAAACATTCCGGCCCAATAAGCCACGGCCTGAAACTGTTAAATGGCGGTACCCCTCAATTAAATTATTGAGGGGTTGCCCGTTTATAATTAGATTGTCGCTAGGTTCTAAAACTGTAACGGCTTGATCTAATTTCTTCAGATTAGCGTAGTTATACATATTTTTTCCCCTTCCTAGTAACTATCTAAAATTAATTCCATTTCTTGTTCATTTGTAATATCGTTTGTAAAGGCTCTATAAGCCGTATTACCAAGTTTCAAGGTAATATCTGCCGGCTGTTGTCCGACTGTCAGGCTACCACCTTCAAAATTAACGTTTGGATCATAAGCGGTAAGGCTTCCTAGCGCTCCATCCACGGAACTCAATTCATCTTGGAATGTCCCCGATAGGTCTTTATCAGTAAAGGCGTTAATAGCGCCTTGCGCCATGTTTCCTACTGATTTCGCTACTTGTTCGGCCTTACTGTCTACCCCAATAATGAAACCTTGGTCAGTGTATACCCCGAATTGACGGAATACCCGTGAAGGTGATTTAATACCAAGTAAACCTTTGGCCCAATTTATGGCGCCTTTAACAGCACCGCCCACGGCGTCAATAAGTTTTCCAGCGAACCCGGTTACACCTTTAACAAATCCTAGGATCAAATCCTTACCTACGTTAATCGCTCCACTAATAAAGTTTTTAGCGCCATTAACGGCGTTTGTAAAGGCTGTTTTAACCGCCGAAACCAAACGGGACCCAGCACTAGTAACCGTACTTACTACAGTATTCCAGCCGTTTGAAATTGTACTTCCGATATTAGACATGAAACTACTAATAGATGAAGTTATACCACTCCAAATGCTTGAAACGGTTGAAGAAATACCGCTTAAAATTCCGGAAATGAATGAACTTATACTATTCCAAATACTTGAAATAGTTGAAAAGATAGCGTTCATTACATTTGAGATAAGCGAACTTATTCCATTCCAAATTGCTGTTGCTGTTGAAGTAATACCATTCCAAATTGAACCCAAAAAGGAAACAATAGTATTCCAAATTGCTTGTGTACTTTGTACAATGACATTCCAAGCGCCTGTAATGGCTTGCTTGATAAGATCAAAGTTACCTGTAACAAGTCCCACAATAGTGAGCAAGATTCCAGCAAATACCGCCTTAATGCTGTTCCAAATATTGGACCAAATTTCTGAAATGGTGTTAAGGATTGTTTGAATGGTGTTCCAAATAGCTGTAAATACTGTTGTAACTGTTTGAGAAATAGCGTCCCAAACGGTTGAAACTACTGTAGAAAGTGTGTTCCAAATAGTATTCCAAACATCTGAAATTGTAGTCATGATCGTTTGAATTACGTTCCAAACCGCTGTAACCGCTGTTGTAACTAAATTCACAATCACATCCCAAATAGGACCAACCACCGCTACAATAGTATTCCAAATAGCTGTCCAAATTTGGTTCAATAGTTCAAGCCCGGCTTGAATAACTTGAGTAAGGCCCTGAATGGCGATTCCTACCGCCGTTTTGATACCTTCCCAAATACTCAAGGCGATCCCTTTGAGTGTTTCCCACGCCCCGGACCAATCGCCGTTAATGATCTGCATGATCATTTTGATAATTCCTAGAATTACATTCAAACCGGTTTCAACTACGTTCTTGATCAAGTCCCAAACAGTTTTAACCATTGGAACTATTGCGTTCCATCCAGCTTCAATAATTGGGGCAATGGCGTTTACAATCGTTTCTACTACCGACTTAATAGCGTTCCATACTGTTTCAGCCGTCTGAAGAATAAGCTGGTGATTTTCATTCCACCAAGAAATAAGGCTTCCAAAGATCTGTTTTACAAAGGCTACTACTTCATTAATGGCGCTTGATACAGCCTTAGAAACGGCCTGAAAGGCTGAGTTAACCTTGTCCCTAAATTCCTCACTAGATTTATAAAGACCCACTAAACCGGCCACAAATAGCGCGATAACACCGATCACGGCCCAAACCGGGGCGGTAATGGAACCTATTGCGGTACCGATCGAACCAAAAACGCCGGAAATAGCTGAACCCCCAGCCGTTGCACTTTGGAAACCAGCGATCAGGCTAGAAATAGCGCCTGAAACCTTACTAACTATCCCTACAATGGTACCGACTACCTTAGTAACCGTTCCTACTACCGTAAGGATTGGACCAGCGGAAACTACAATAGCGCCGATCCATTTTTGAAGTGGTGAAAGTGGTAAGTTATCCCAAATTGTGCCTAAAACCCGTACAATGTTATTTTTAAAGTTGATAATTGTATCTTTTAAGTTTTGCATTAGGCCCTTGATATCAGCGTTTTTCTGACCAAGGCCGGCCACAAGGTTTTGGGCTGAAGCCTTCATAGCTTCAAAGGATCCGGAAACTGTTTCACTTGCTTCTTTAGCTGTGGTTCCGGTTACTCCCAGCCGTTCCTGTGTAACGTGAATCGCTTGAATTAACTTATCAAACGGAATGTCTTTCACGTTTTTGGCCGTAGCCTTGAAGCTGTCACCCATTACGCCGGATTCATTAACCAGCCGGGCCATTTCTTCCTGTGTACCACCATAACCAAGTTTCAAGTTGTCAAGCATGGTATAGTTATCTTTTGCAAAACCTTGATAAGCGT